GGGTCGTGTGCGTGTGCGAATCTTTGACATTCATGGTAGTGATAAGTTGAAAATACCAACATACACATTACCGTGGGCTAATGTATTACACGCTGCGAATTATAGTAGCCATTTTGAACGAATAAAAGAAAACACATGGGTTTTTGTTACAACCTTAGATGGTCAAAATGCACAGGAAATTGTTGTACTTGGTACCTTCCCTGGCATTATACCACAAAATCCATAATATAGGAAAGTTTAATGGCAACAAGAATGACAGATGCTGAAGCCGCACAACTATTAGGATATCCAAAACCATTTGATCCTAATGATCCTAAAGGCACGCCTCGTGAATTGTTAATTAATATTAACAAAGCAATCACACCAACCTTGAAACAAGGCTTGGAGGATCAGCAAGCTGGTGAATTGACTATACCTAGATTAGCTCGTGGTGTATTAACAGGAACTCTTGTTGGTGATTTGAACAACCAATTGTCACATAGTTGCGATTTTATTTTAGAAGCCAAAAAGAATTTAAAACTTAGAGCATTTATTGAAGCTGTTGCAGGTGCAATTAAACGTGGAGTTTTGGCTATCGTTGATGCATTAGGACTTGAACCAACTGGAACATTATCAAATGCGATTGCTTTTTTAAGAAGAATAGCCTCATACTTAAAATATATTAAGAAAAATTATATTGACCCAATTATCGAATTTGAAAAATATGTAATACTATACATCCAACAAGTAAAGGCTATGATTGAGTTTATCAATAATTTACCTGCAAAATTAAAGGCATTACTCAAAACTTGTTTAGCCAATCTGACTCGTTTATTAAGTAGCGTTTTTACAGACATTATTAGTGAAGCTTTAGGCACAGGCGATGATGGTATTGGTGCTGCTATTATAGCAGCTAAAGATGTTGTAGACCAAGCAAATATCGTATATAATGGAGTACAAACTGTAATCAATACTGGTTCTACTATTGTTAATGAAGTTAAAAGTATTGATTTGAGTATCAATATAAATGCTGCAAGTTTTTCTGATATACTTCCATCAAAAGAGGCTGTAGATTCTTATATAAGTACTATACCAAATGCTGCACTAGTAAGATTAACAAATCCACCACCACAACAACAAAGAAGTAGTCCTTAATTATGGCAACAACATTATCTACTAATCAATGGACAGAACCAGAATCAACTGTTGGTGTTTTTCCATATAACACGGTAACACAAACTGAATCTGGCCATTCTTTACAATTTGACGATACACCAGAAAAAGAACGAATTAGGTTACAACATCGTGTTGGTACATTTATTGATATGCATCCAAATGGTGATGAGGTGCATAAAGTTTTTGGTGATGGTTATGAAATCACAATTAAAAATAAAAATGTATTGATTAAAGGTGTATGCAATATTCAAGTTGATGGAGATTGCAACATGAATGTTGGTGGAGATTATAACCTTGTTGTTGCTGGCGATTTTAATTTGACAACAAAAGGTAAATTAGATATTGGTGTTAAGAAAGACATTGACATAAGATCCGATTCTGATTTGCTGTTAAAATCAACTAGTGCAACAGGTTCATTGTTACTTGATGGTGGAGGTATAAATGGTGAAATTGTTATTGGATCAAACATGAATATTCATGGTGGTCTCACAGCAGTAACCGTTGATGCTGTTGGTTCAACAGGTGTTTCTGGTAGAGTTAATGCTGCTGGCGGTGTCTATGCAGGTCTGTTAGGATTTGTCAGTCCTGGTGGTTTATCAGTAGGTATGCCAGCAGGTGCCGCTATTCCAGGTACTGTTTTGGCTGGAGTTAATGTGACTGCACCAACGGCTTTCTTTGGTGAAGCAACTATTGGAACTGCAACTTGTGGTATAATGGATGCTGTGTTGATGACAGATATTATCACATCAGCCATTTACAATTCACACATACATACTTCACCTAAAGGACCGACAAGTCCACCTTTGATGCGATTTTTTGGAGTTTAGATTATGCCTACAACTAATAATGCTACTGGAGTATACGCCACATTGGGTTATAATTTTAATGATCCTAATAGTGACGTAAAACCATTATCAGCAAATACGCTTGCACACCTGAATTCAATGCCAACATTTATCACTACATGGCAGGCACAAGATATTGCAAACAATACAGTCAATGGATACTATAAAAATCCTGTTGCAAATGATTCAACAATAATTAAAAATACAGCTAATGATATTATCACAATATATAATACAGCTAATACTGTTCCAGGTCTTGAAACAATTTATGCTCTTGCTCAAAGTTTAAACACAACAGCAAACACTTTCATATGGCATACAAACAGATTATCTGGTGTAGTTCCATTCGTTGGCCAAGATTCTGAATATCCATACTATGATACTGCTATTCCTTTGGGTAAAACGGCTTTATACATTACCAATCAGACGGATTCAATAACAAATACGTCACCAATACTTGGAAGTTTTACAAGTCTTTTAGTTGGCCCACAAGTTAGTGCAAATGCGAACCTCGTATTTCCTTATGTTGCAACAATTAATAACAGTATTACGACAACGACAACAACAGATCCAAATGGCAATGTTACTGTAACGTCAACAACCAATTTAACAGCTGGACAAATTACAACGATTCAAACAGGTCTTTCCACAGCCAATGCATCTCTAGGAACAAGAATGGATCACGATTTCATCTATTTCACCAACCTAAAGAACTTTGTGGATAATTATAATGCTACTAAAAAATTCGTGAATATGGGTGAAACTGAATCGTATTTGGTTAATGATTTTATTGGTACCGACAAATTATTGTCAAGAATCAACTCATAAATAGAACATGGCATCCTCAATAATCAATAGGCAATACAGCGACCTGGACTTGAATTTTAATATTCATCCAGTTAAGAAAGATATTAACATCTGGACTAACGAACAGGCTGTTATTCATTCTGTTCGGAACTTGTTGGTTACAAATCATTATGAGCGTCCATTTCAACCAGATTTAGGTTCCAATATTCGTAGACTTTTATTTGAACCACTTGATAATATTACAGCATCAAATTTAGATAGAGAAATTAGGCAGACCATTAAAAACTTTGAACCTAGAGTTAAAGTACTAGCATTGGATATCACACCTAATGAAGAACAAAACGCCTTTGGTGTATACTTACAGTTTGATATTATCAACAGAACAGAACCAATAACAATAAGATTTTTGCTGCAACGGATAAGATAAAATGGCAAACCGTTTACGAGTTACCGAACTTGATTTTGACCAAATCAAAACAAATTTAAAATCATTTTTAAAGCAACAAACCAAATTTCAAGACTATGATTTTGAAGGCGCTGGTTTAAACATTCTACTTGATGTTTTGGCCTACAACACCCATTACAATGCATATTACTTAAATATGGTTGCCAATGAGTCATTCTTAGATACTGCTATTCTAAGAGATTCGGTTGTGTCTCATGCTAAGATGTTGAATTACATACCGTATTCATACACAGCACCGGTTGCTATTATCAATGTAACAATTGAAACTGGATCATCAACACCTGATTCGATTACTATTCCAAAAGGTTACACATTTCAATCCAATGTGATTGATGGTTCTTCTTACACTTTCACAACACTTAGAGAATATACCGTAACAAAATCTGGTACAGCCTTCTATTTTGAAGATGTGAAAATTTATGAAGGCCAATTGGTAACATATAATTATTCTTATACTGAAATTGACAACCCAAAATCTATATTTACTATCAATGATGCTACTGTAGATACAACATCAATATATGTTTCAGTTAGACCAAATTCAGGTAACACACAAACATCAGTTTACACTAAAGTTACCGATGTATTAGATATTACATCAACTAGTGAAGTTTTCTTTTTACAAGAAGGTAGAAATGGAAACTATGAAATCTATTTTGGTGATGATGTTGTTGGTAAAAAATTACCAGATGGTGCCATCGTATCAATTCAATACCTAAGAACAAAAGGTGATTTGGCAAACAAGGCTGCATCATTTATTGGCACACAAAATATTGGAATATATTCTACTCTGACAATTGATACAGTCTCATCTGCGGCTGGTGGTTCAATAAATGAATCCGTTGACTCAATCAAGTATTCTGCTGCAGCACAGTATGCAACACAAAATAGATTGGTGACGGTTAAAGATTATGAAGCATATGTTAAGAGTAACTATCCAAGTGTAGACAGTCTATCTGTTTGGGGTGGTGAAGATGAGGTGCCTAAAGTATTTGGTAAAGTTTATCTTGCATTAAAACCAAAAGATGGTTACTTCATTTCAGAAACAGAAAAACAAAGAATCATTGATGAAATTATTAACCCAAAGGCTATTGTTTCTGTTCAGGCTGAAATTCGTGACACACAATACCTGTACTTAATTATTCAAAGTCTTGTTCAATACGATTCTAAAAAAACTTCATCTGATGAACAAACACTTAAAAATGAAATTAAACAAGCAATCATAAATTACAAAACAACATATTTGGATAAGTTTAATTCAACTTTTATTCAATCAAGAATGCAAGATGTTATTGACAATGTTGAAATTAACGCCATTGTTGGTTCAGAAACAGTTGTTCGATTGCAAAGAAGATTTACTCCAAAATTAAATGAATCTGCAAGTTATGCTATTAAGTATAATGTGCCATTGC